TCCCCTGTGATATGGTCATGAGAGCCGCCATGAACTCGACCGGGAAGTATGTCTTGAGCCATGCGGTTTGTACACTCAGCTTAGCGTAGCAGGCACTATGGGCCAGGTTGAAGCAGTAGTCACCGAACTTAATCCAGTCAGACTTGATGCGTAGCAGCGATTCCTCTGAGAAGCCCCGGTTGACGGCGCCTTCGAGGTGCGGCACTTTCATATAATCCGCATCGTATTTAACGGCCAGCTCCACCGGAACTTCCTCTCCCCTTGCTTTCAATGCATCGACTTCGGCATTGATCGCCGCACGGCTCTGCTTATACCACTCGCTGCCGTAGATCATCAGATCGATCCACTTGTTCATGATGTCGTGCTTCTTCTTCGAGATCCCTTTACGCAGGACGTTGGATTGCCCCCGGCTGAAGCCGCCGAGCAGGATCGACGCTTTCATAATCTGTTCCTGGTACGTCCACACTCCAAAGGTATCTTTCAGAATCGCTTCCAGTTCCGGCACCGGATAGACGATGCGCTCCCGACCGTATTTGCGATTGATGTACGAAGGAATCAGATCCATCGGTCCCGGCCGCCCCAGCGCCACGATCACGGAAATGTCATCGAAGCAGGTCGGCTTCATCTCTTTGATGATGCCTTGGTACAACTCGGATTCGCACTGGAAAATGCCCGACAGGTTGAGCTTTTGGTACACGTCTTCATAGACTCTAGGGTCATTTAGGTCGATATCATCAATATCTACGGAGCCCCAGATACCGGCGAACTCCATTGTGAGCTTAATGACATCGAGCGCATCGATCTTGAGAATATCCATCTTCACGAGGAGCTTCTCTATCCACGACATGTCAAACTGGGTCGTTTCCAGATTGTCTTTATCGAGCCGGAGTGGCACCCGCTTCGTGATCTTATCGGGGGCGAGAACGATGCCTCCGGCATGGGTGCCCGACGTGCGAACGTGCCCCTCCAGCTTCCGTGCGGCCTTCCACCACTCCGGATGCTGATCGGCATACACTTTGACTAGTGGCGTGTTTACGTCGTTGTAGGCCTGCTCTAGGATCGACAGCTTGTCGCTGTAGGAAATAAGCGCCTTATCCGAAATGGCCTTGGCGAACTGATCCTGGGTGCCGAGGTCATAGCCGAGCGTCTTGCCGACAAGTCGGATCGCCGAGCGAGCGGCAAGCGTACCGGTTGTGCCGATCTGGGCCACCCGGTCTTTGCCGTACTTCTGCTTCAGGTACTCCTGCACGGCACGAGCGCCGGCATAGCTGAAGTCGATATCGATATCCGGGTATTCGGCCCGCTCCGGATCTAGAAAGCGCTCGAACATGAGATTGTGCTTGATCGGATCGAGCGTCGTGATCAGGATACTGTAGGCTACGAGCGAGCCAGCAGCGGAGCCCCGGCCCGGTCCAACAAGATACCCATGAGCCTTGGCCCATTGAATGAAGTCCGCTACGATCAGAAAGTAATCGGCAAAGCCGAGAGAATTGATTGTCTCAAGCTCATACGTCAGTTGCTTGGAGTACCGCTCCAAATCAGCGGAGATATAGGCGTACTTCATGGCCTTTTGAAACAAACCATTCCAGGCCATTTTCTCCAGCAGCTGCTCCGAGGTTTCATCGCCGGTGATAGGGAACTTCGGTAGCAACGGTTTATCCGGAAGTGTGACGTTGACCATCTCGGCGATATGTAGCGTGTTGCGGATCGCCTCGTCATCATTGCAGATCTCCCGAATCTCGTCTTCCGACTTCATCCAAAACTCATGCGCATACCGCATCCGGTCTTCATCATGGATGCATTTACCGGTCGAGGAGGCGACCAGGATATCATGAATGCCGTTGTCTTCTTTGTTTGCGTAATGCACATCAGTGGTCAAGATCTTCGGCGTATTGGTTTCCAGGGCGAGCTGATCGAGCAGCTGGTTCAGTCTTACTTGGTCGGGGATACGGGTAGCTTGCTTTTCAAGGTAGAACGAGTGAAATGTTTCTTTACACTCCTGGATAAACGCTTTAGCATCGTCCATACGCCCAGCAAGAGCCATGCGGCTAAGCCAAGAACCAAGGCAAGCAGATGTAGCAATAATATGATTACCAAGACCATGTTGACGAATGTAGGCCAGATCAGTCCGAGGATCACTATAAAACCCGTTAATATGAGCGTCTGAAACGATTTCATAAAGATCCTCCAGACCTTGATTGTCGATGGCGATCAGAACCAGGTGGTAATTATCATACTGCAGGTAGTCGTAAATCTCTTCCCGAAATGCCACGAGTTTCTCTACGTCGTCGCCTGTGCCGATCGTGGTGAAGAGATCCACTGGCGTGTTCATCAGGTAGTCCGCAAGCAACTGGCGGGCTTCGGTTTCAAAGTCTTGCGGATTGCGTTCGATATGCTTGATAAACGCTTTGAGCGGCTTATCTTTCAGGCCATATTTGTCCATCATGGCTGTGCGCTTTTCCTTCAGGAACTCCCCTTTTAAGAGGCGGTCCCGGGTCATGTACGCTTCGCAGCCAGGGATCGGCTTAATCCCCTGCTTCAGGCAAGTCGTGATAAAATCGGGAATAGCCCCGCACACACCATGGTCGGTTATGGCTAATGCGGGGCTACCGATTTGCTTCGCTCGTTCAACGAGCTCATGTACCTGGGATAGGCCGTCCAATGCGGAATGTTCGCTATGAACATGTAAGTGTACACACATTCAGCATCTCTCCTATTCTTGCTCCTGCGGCCCTTCGCTTTCTTCCGACGATCCTTCGCCGATGATTTCAAAGCCTGTCGGCACGGGAGCCAATTCAGTCGTATAACGAAGAGTCAGCTCGTCGTTTACTTTCTTAATCCGATTAACAATGGTGGTTGCTTGAACTGCTGCCCCGATCAGCATCGTTTGGCTTTGGCTGGAAGTTACAATGACGGAACGTGTTTTCTTACCCTGCGTCAGATCAATGAAGCGCCCCTCGTCTTTTGCCTCTTTCATCATGCGCTTGATGGGGGACGAATCTGGCCGGCTGATGCTGATGATTTTGCCTACTTCTACGAAATTGTTAAAACCCACGTCTACGAACATTCCATATTCCACCTTTGTGTGTATTGAGTTACTAGCTCATTTTTTCTCGTCACTTCTCGAACTAGATCACCATTGGTGATACCCTCTATCACATCGGGGATGGGTTCGTTATGCTGGATCGCATGCAGGATCCGGAGCACATCTTGATGCAGCTCACTCATGAAATTGAAGGGGATCGGATACCTCACCGTTCCATCCTGCCTCGTGGCACCAGCGTGACAGTAGAAATTGTAAGGGCATTCGACACACTTATAAAACGAGGGCGTAAAGCCTTTTGGGATCGCCGGCAATCTGCGTTCTTTGGCCAATTCGATCATGCGGTGTGCCTTGGCCATCAGCTGCTCAGCATAGGCCTGGTCGTATTCCAGGACATATTCCCAAATCTCTTGTGTGTCTTTGTTCTCGACAAAGATGATTCCTTTTTTGATGCCGGTCAGATGCATGTAGAACGTGAGCTGCGCCCGGTGTTCTTTCTTCGGAGCGTTGTTTTTGACCATCCACTCGAAGCTTTTGCTGTATGCACTTTTCAGCTCGACCAAGTAATCTTCCCCAAAAGGATTCATGAAGCTGCGTATCTTAATCCAAGCATCTGTATGACCGCTAATGTTCTCAGTCTCGATCTTCATTTCCGCTTGGACCAGGATTCCCATTTCTTCAAACATCTTCTCGTACCGATGATGCATGCTGTGCCCGTTGTCGAAGATTCGCATGAGCTGGTCATCAACGTGTTCCTTTGGCACCATCAGCATATCGAAGACGATTCGTCGATCACACATACCGATCGTACTCGGATGAAGCTTGTTTCGCATCGGCCGTGTTCCGTCTTGCTGCTTATCCAGATAATGCCGTTGAATCATTGGGGAAAGCACACTCATGGTCCCACTACTTTCAATATACGTAATGCATTACATTAACATTATACCGATGAAAATAGAAGAAATCAAGAGGATTCCGGAGATTCAGCGAGCTTCTTCTGCATTTTCACAGACCTCTTGAAATCTGCAAATGACTTTTTTGTATGGAGGTCAATCGCTTTATACCATTCAACCGGGTACAGAACGTTATGGACCTGCAGGGCGCTACCGGAAGAGGTCATCCGGATATCACCGTGGTTGATATTGCATGGCGTAAAGAACAGTTCGCCTTCTCTTGTAAGAGCGCCTATCCTCGTGATTCTTACATCCGCTACCTGAGCCATTTGATTTCTCCTCGCTTCCACTTGTCTCGAAATTGTTCAACCAAATCCCGCCGGATCTGGCCAAGGTAAACCGGATTGTATCCGACCTCCTTGGCAATCTCCTTGTCTTTGTAGCCGCACTCGTAAAACTTGACGAGTATTTTACGCTGAGCGTAGGAGAGATCCTTGAACAACTCCCCGCAGCCGTAGCCGTTAAACCAGTTCTCATTGTTCAAATCGGTCTCCAGCTCTTCCTGTAGCTGCAGCGGCCGCTCCATGCTGTCGATCAGGGATTCCACAAAAGGAACACGCTGGCCGGCATGCATCATGTCGCTGTAATTGGCGTTGCCGCTATCACCTGCATCGTACATCTTGCTGTCGATGTGATGCTTGAGCCGGTACCGGAACATCTTGTAGATGTATCTGTGGAAGCCGACCCCCTGATCCTCATAATCCCAGGCGCAGGTCAGGAAGACCATGGCCAGCTCGTTATAGAGATCGTCGTAGGGGATGAAGTCTTTCACTTCCGTATCGGTATAATCCTTCGGTATCTTGGCCCAATCATATCCCTCGAACACCTTGACAATGCGATATAGCATGCGGTAAGCGGCCGCCCTGGCATCTGCGCTGTGGTATTTAGGCCCCCGCCGCAAGCTTCTCACATATTCCGGGTTCCGTATGTAGCAGGCCAGAAACTGCCGGATATCGTAATTTTCAAAGTCAATTTGTTTCCTGCGGAACATCATGTAATATTTGAGGAGGAAAAACCGGTAAGCGTTAAGAAGCTCCTCCGACTTGCCGGTTTCCTTGTACTGCTTCACAAGATCGTCGTTCATGGCCACTCACTTCCTGGCCATACAGCCTTTGCTGCAAGATTTCGTATTCCTCGTCTTTGCGGTAAATGTACAACTCAAAGTACGGTTTCTCACCCGCTGTTACGACATCGAAGTCCACGACCCGTGGCAGCGCATAATGGTCATCGTTATAAATGATTTCGTTGAAAGCATCACACATGAGCTTGAAGACGTTGTTCGTGTCCCTCTCCCGGGATTCATCCGGAAAGTGGGCGATCAGCTCGACAACGACCTTTTCCTTGTCGGTCATTTGCCAACCGGTGTCGTGCGCCCACATCATCGCCAGCGCCTCCCACTTTTCCTTCAGATCCTCCGCTGGCTTGGACAGCCTGCGGCCGCCCTTGCCTGTGTGGACGTAAATGTGGTTGACGCTCGGATAAACGCCCGTATCCCCATTTTCTTCTTTATGGACGATCCAGACCTTCTCCGTCACGGCAACCTCTTTGCCTTTGCCATTCACTTTCTTGACGGTCTTGCCGTGTTCGTCCCGTTTCACACGGGAACCACGGAACTTGCCGAACATCATCATGGGTAGGATTAACGGCTGCATGGTGCTCCCTCCTATCGAACGGTCATGTTCATTTCAGGTACCATAACGAGCGTTATGACAACCGCCTCGCCAATGAACTGGCCACCTGGCGCATACCGTTTCATGTAGTTCATATCGTTGGCCGAATACTTGGTCGTGTCGATCTGATACTCTTCTCGGGCGAATTTGAGCATCGTGGCTTCGATCAGCGCATCTCGGGTCAGGTTGACCATATCTTTCATGCGCAACTCGTGCCATTCCTTCTCTTCTTCCTCCAGCAGCTTATTGATCGTGTCACAGTATTCGTCATAGGTGAGACGGCACTTACTGCCGAACGCATCGAACATATTGGGCTCCAGCGTCAGGTCGATCGTGTGAACGCCCCGCTCCATCCGCTCCGCCATGATGACGAGCTTATCATTTTGCTCCATCTCGTGCGTCTGGCTTTCCTTCATGAAGTTCTTTTTCCGGCCGATTTGCCCCATGGTTCTTCTCTCCCTTCTTCGCTAAATCTTCTTTGATGTTGATCCCTTTTCCGAGATCCTCGACGATATCCACCATTTTGCCCATTTCTGCTCACCACTTTCCATTTGTGTAATGCATTACATATATTTTATTATAGCATACTCTCCCATAAAAGAAAGAGGGAAATCTCAATAGACCTCCCTCTTTCTCGATAATGCTTTATTTTCCTAACAATTTCACCAGATTAATGAGTCCAGTGCCGTATTGATCGTCCTTGCCTTCGGTTCCGAGATCCACCGTCGCATTTTGAACCGCCTGATGAATCTGCTCCACGGTCAGCTTCGGTAGTCCGAGCTGCTTGTGACGGGCGAGCAAGAGTGCCACGCATGCGGTGATGATCGGGGTAGCCATGCTCGTACCCGACAGTTTGGCGTAGGTGCCGTTCGGATAGGTGCTGTAGATGTCCACGCCTGGTGCGATCACTTCGTTCTTCATCCCGTAATTCGAGAAGCTGGCCCGCTCGAACGTGTAGTCCATGGCCGAGACGGCGAGCACCTCATCATACATGGCAGGCCAGCCGACGCCCCGGTTCTCATTGCCTGTTGCGGCAATCATGATGATGCCTTTGCTGCATGCCCGCTTGATGGCATCGTGAACAAATGCCGGTGGCTCTGCGCCGCATCCCAGGCTCATGTTGATTACGTCAACTCCTTGAGCGATCGCCCAATCGATCCCCTTGACGATGTTTTCGAAGTTGCCGCCACCGTTGTCTCCGAGCACCTTGGCAATATACAGCTCAGCGTCCGGCGCTACCCCGATCATCCCAATGCCGTTGTCGTTCCCTGCGACGATGCCGGCGACATGGGTGCCGTGGCCCTTCTTGTCGGCCGGACCATAGGGCGAGCCGCTGAAGTCGATGTACGCCTTCAAATTGTCTTTCAGATCCGGGTGATTGTTATCGATCCCGGTATCCAGAATGGCGACCTTGATTCCTTCGCCTTTCGTCTTCTTCCACGCCTGCGGGGCCAGTATGGCGCCGAGACCCCAGTCGATCAGCTCCTGACCAGCCGAAGCGGGAAGCACTTCTTCAACCGTAACATCATGGGCAAAAACTTGATTATCCATTGGATCCTCCTTGGTTTTCACCCTGCCCCTTTATTTATTGTAACACATTACACACTACCAAACACTATAGTTAAGCCGATTCCAATAGCCGAAATCGCTACGGATCCCAGGATGACATGGAGCATAATCAGCTCTTCCCTTCTGGATCGCTTTAGATATTCCTCTTCCGTCTCATCGGATCTTTGTTCCTCGTACCGGCTCCTGAATACTGGCGGCGGTGGCGGAAGTTCTGGCGGCCGGGTGGGCCTTCCGCTGCGGATCGGTCCGGAGGTTCGGGTTCTCGGCGGAACAGCTAAGTAGGATCGGAATCGTTCTTCCCTGAGCTTTCGGATGGACTTGGCACCCTCGCACCTGAGCAAATAAGCGTCAATTAGCTCCATGCGCTCCCCACCTTTGGTAGATCTCCTCCATCTGTCCCAGCGTAACACGGTGCCCATAGTAGCGGCGGATGATTCTTACCTTGTAATCATAGAACTCTTCTAGCCTGCAGCTGCATTGATCCGGAAACACTTTGACGATGCCGACGCCGGCCATCATGGCCCTAACACTGTGGGCATAATTCGACTCTCTGACCATACGTTCCAATTGCTGTTTTGATATTTTTCTCATTCCCATTAGGACCATCCCCTACGAATTTATAACTTGCTTTGCAATATAGCTCTCCAATCTCTGGGTATATTTCTGGTGCTCTAAGTAGGCTTCTCTCAGTAGTTTCATCTGGATGATTAAGGTATTGTACGGCTCATCGTATCTAAGCCCTTCTTTTATATCCTTTTCATATTTAGAGACTTGTTCAGAAATGAACTCAAGATCTAACATCAGGACCACTCCATACAATAGATTTTGGCCGGGCATCGATCGCAAGCATATGACTCCCGGGGATAGTACCAGCCTTTGTCCATGTGTTCTTTGAAGAAGCGGATCTGTTTATAGAGCCGCTGGTAATCTTTGCGCTTGCGCTCGGTGTATATGTTTGTTCCGAGCTTCAAATACTGCAGACACATGCTATCGGCTTCCCGGCCGAACATCGAGTGGTATCCGATCGCCTGCAGCGTGAGCGCCATGTCGGTCCGGTTCCAGAACTCGTCTTGCTTGTGACCTGACGTTTTCAGGTTGACGATCTCCATCCCCCGTGGCGTGTTCCGGATCAGCGGGATCTTCCCGGTGATATACAGGTCTTCACCGAACGGTACCCGAAACTCCATGTTGACGGCGACCACCTCATCCGGTGAATACTTCTGCTGCCTGTGGAAGCTGGCCAGCATGCCGAACGCTTCGAGCTCCCGCTTCCGCTGGGACGCTTTACTGTCGAACTTCACGTTGATTACCTTGTCGCCGTACCAGATGCTGGTAAACTTCTGCTTGAGCGTGTCCATCGACAGCAGCTTGTCTTCTTTCAGCTTCGTGTAGAAATAGGAAATGGTCATGAGGACCGCCTCCCGGAGCCCGTCGTTTTCCGTCACCTGGAGGTTCGGAATCTTGTCCAGGTGCATCAGTTTGGACCGAAGCGGGCACGCTTTGAACTCATAGAGCTGATCTATTGTGATCTCCATCGGATTTGTCCACTCCCGTCTTCTCTATAACCGATCCTGGCTTGCAGTGAAGGGCCGTTGAAATAAAACTCGATCTCCATATGGTCGAGGTGCTCGAAGTCTTTCAGTGACCGGTCCACTGCATCTTTTATCTCGGCCACGTAATCACCCCACGGCTGATTGCGTCTTCGAAAAATACATTGTGTGGCATTTACAACTCGCATTTTTACCTCGTCCATATTGACCAAATGATTGAGTCTTTCCTTCAGAGTAGTGCCCGGCTCGTAGACCTGCAGGTATTTTTTAATCAATTCCATCGATACCCCACCTCGCTTCTTCCGGTGTGATGAGTCCCAGCAAATTTCGCTCCCACGACGTCGAACCAGCACCACGCAGCCAATTATTGCTTCGTGGTTCGTGCCCTTTGAAGAACTTCTTACTTTTTTCCTTGTCCCGCTTCACGGCGTCCATGGCCGTCACTTCTTCAATGATCTGCTGATCGGAAATCTTATTCCCCTTTTGGTCGGCGAAATATGTCTTAATCCAGTTGCTGGATCCGGGCTGCACCGATTCGCTGACCTCACAGATAATAAAACGATTCTTTGGCAGCAGATCCTTCTCCAGCTTTTCAAGGGCAAAGTTGATCTGATCCTGCATTAGCTTGCGGTTGTCCGGCGTATTCGGTTGATTCTTGAAATGCTCCATGGCCGATTGAACGGTAGCCATCGCAATCCCCAGAATCTTGTGTAGCCGGCTCGTGTATCGCTCCACATAAGCATGAACTAGCTCCATGGTATCAACCTCTCTTCATCATCCACGGCAAATGAGATACCTGCTTTAAGATTGCCACGAGCGTCGTAGTTGTAATCGATCTTGATAAACCGCTCATAGCCCAGACTCTTCAATTTCTCATCCATCTGATTTTTGATGTGCGGAATATACTCTTCTGTGACGATTCGGATTTTGAGCCGCAACTCCATCATGATTTTACTAAAATGAACCTGCAGATCATTGAGCTCGGTTTCCAGCGGCTTGAACGGATTCGGCGGATGGGCGTCGATATAGGCTTGAATCAAATTCATCTACAGGACCTCCTCGGCAACAAAAGCCATGTATTCAACGACAAGAGTAAACCATGCAGGTAATGGGTGAATAAAATCAATCCGATTTCCCAGAACCGTATACTCGACTTGAGCATCGCCGTGGTTAAGGTCGATCTTCAATGTGCCTTCCCTGGGCGTCTTGCTCAAATAAAACGTGCTAGTGCGACCATCGATTATTCCGGTCAGATTGTCGTTGAACTTGGCATCTTTGAAAATATACTTCGGCTCCTGAAGCATCATCAAAAGAAGATACTCATTTACGAGCTCCATTTGCGTTTCCCTTTCCGGTTCTCAAAGAAGTCCCGCATGTGTGGCTTCTTCGGTTCCTCCTCTTTCTTCTCCTTCGGTGCCCGGTATTCGCCAAGCTGTGCCACGAATCCCTCGATCAGCTCCAGACGATCCCCATACTCTGCCTTAAAGAAAGCAAATCCAAAATGTCCCGCTTCGTGAATCATATTTTCCCGCTGCTTCAGGAGTTTCCACAGCTCATGTTCATATTGATACAGCTGCCGCTGCAAATAGACGAGAACCATATCTTTTTTCTTAACAGCCTTCCGCTTTTTCTTCGGCTTCGTCGGCTTTTTCATCTGAACAGTAGACGGATCCAAGAACTCATAGCTTGCATAAACGCCGTTACCATGTAACGGTTCAAATATAAAGGGTTCAAAAAAGTGCCTAGCTGATTGCCGGCCACGGGCGACAAACCGTTCAACCACTTCGATAGGCGGGAGCCGGTGGCTCGGATCCGGGGCGGGAACAGTTGTTTGATACGCTTGAATAAGATCCACGCAATGAACGCCTCCTATGCGATGAGCATCGGCGAGTTGCGAAGTTCTTCTCTTCGCAAATACGCCGCTACCAGCTCTATGGGTTTTTGAATAACCGGCCTCGTGCTGCTTATTTTCCAAATGACATTATTGCTGTATGTATACTGCCGACCCCATGTCGGGAGCGGCATTCTGTGTGTTCTAAGATAGGCGAGTGCAAGTTCCATGGACGAATCTCCTTTATTTGCTTTGCTCTGCGATAGCGGCCTGCAGCCACGGATACGGATCCACCCAGCCGGCCGGCTTCATGACCTTGCCGTCTTCCCGGTAGTGCGGCTTTCCGTCTTCCCACAGCTTACTCATGTTGGCATGCTGCACAATATCCATCAGCTGCTGCGGCTTCACACCCATCTCAACGAGCGTACCGAGGGCGAAGTACATGACATCGATCATGGCATCTGCTTGGTCCACGACGTTCTCGGATTCCAGGAACTCTTGTACTTCTTCTTTGATCCAGCTCATGCGCTTCTCCGCCCGATCGGCATCCATCAGCGTCGGCTTCTCGGCCACGGGATGGTTGAAAGCCAGCTGAAACTGCTTGACCTGCTCGTAGGCCAGATCCAATCCACGATGTTCGTCTTTGTCCATATAGGCTTGAACTAATTCTTTACTCATCGTCTAATCTCCCCTCTGCGTAATGCAAGACGTTCATTGACTCGATCGAAATCGGCCTGTGTGATCGGTTGCACATTGGCTTTTTTGTATACGCCTTTCTGGCTGAAGAAGTCATGCGTAATAAATTCTGCGGACTTCGATGTGGCATTCATGACGACGACGTTGATCGGCTCCTCTGGGAAGTAATTGTCAAATCCCAGATTTTGCAGCGCACGGTTGGCGTTGTAACGCACATACGATTTCACCTGATCGACCAGCCCGATAGCGGCGTAGATCTCTTCCGTGTAGGCCATTTCGATTTCATGCAGCTCCTCCAGAAGCTGGGTCATCTGCTGCTTCATACGCTGCTGCGTTTCCTCGTCAAAACTGCCGAACAGTTCCTGTGCAAGCAGCCCGACAAAGACGCCGTGGATGGCTTCGTCACGCAGGATCAGGTTAATGATCTCCGCCGAGTTGGTCAGCATCGCTATGCCGCCAATTCCACCGCCGGCTAAATAGAGCGGCAGGAAGAAGCCGGAGTAGAACAGATAGCTTTCCAGGAACACCGAGGCCACCATCGCCATGTAGAGATCTTCGTCACTGTTGATATTGAGATACAGCTTCTGAATGATTTTGGCCTTCTTCTGTAGCAGCGGATGGCTCTTCACCCATTCCTCCAGCAGGCCGTCAATGTAGGAGCCGTCTGTAATCAGCGTCGTGAAGATCGTGCTGTAGCTCTTGGCGTGCATGTGCTCCATCATGGCCATGAAGCCGGCGACGGATTTGCGCTTGAGCTCCTTGATGTGGATTGCCAGTTGCGGCATGCCTACGTTTGCCTGGATTGTATCGAGAAAAGTCAACCCCGCCAGCGCAAAGGCATACGCTTCTTGTAAGGCTTTGTTCATCTTTTTCCAGATCTTGATATCGTCGGATGGCACGAACTCGGTGTCGATCCAGTTCTGCCGGTTGTTTTTCTCCCAAAAGTATTCTGTAAACTCATCGATTTTCCGATTCCAGTTTACAGCGTGAAGGATCATTTGATTTTCGCTAGACGGCACAGGACTCACACTCCTCTTTGGCCAGCTCACGAGTTCGTGTATAATACAGACTCTTCACTCCTTTTTTTGCTGCATACACGTAATAACCCGCTAGTTCATTGGTTGGGATGTCCGAGTCCACAAACAGAATGCAACTGATCGCTTGATCGACATGGACCTGCGCTGCGGCCACCAAGTCAATGAGATTGAACATATCCATCTTGTAGGCGCTCTTGTAAACGAAATGATTGTTCCGGGACAAAAACGGCATTGGATAATACGTCTTCGATTTCTCGTAGGTCCGTGTCTCGATCTGATCCGTTACCGGCATAAAGCCTTGGGTGCTGTTTTGGATATACGAGATGCTCTGTGTCGGAGCTCCGGCCAGCCGATATGAATGATAGATGCCATTCTTCATGATCTGCGGCCTTAATGCAGCCCAGTCTTCTGGACCCGGCAGGAACTGGTTGCCAAACAGCTTCTTCACTCGGTCGCTCGTCGGTCGGTAATCGTTTACTAGGTAATGGTCGAAGTAGCTGCCGTCCGCATAGTCGCTCTTCTCAAACCCGTCGAATATTTCACCCAGCTCGATGGCGATCTCCATGGAACGTTTCAAGCTGAAGTAGTTCATGGCGTTGTACAGCCCCGTAATAAATTCAAGTGCGTAATCGCTCTCATACGGAATCATCTGGCTTGCGAAGTAGCCATGTACGTTCATCAGGCCGAGGCCTACGCTATGCATTGTCCGGTTGGCCAAATTCACTCCTGGAGCGTTCTTCACGTTGGATTTGCGAACCACGTCCGTCAGCATATCCATACCGTCATACGTGGACTGCTCTAAGGATTCGTTCACCATGATGTTGTAAGCGTTCAACGATCCGAGCACGCAGTTTATGTCTTTGCGGATCTTGTGCTTTTTGCCCCAGTCGTTGATCTCAGAGACTTCAATGAACTGCATGATTTCGGTACACAGATTCGAGAACGAGACGTTGCCGAGCCTGCGCAGCGGATGAAACCGATTGGCGTTGGTTTGAAACATCAAGTACGGATAGCCGGTTTCAACTTGCTGCTTTCCGATCTCGTTTAGATATTCCCGAGCACTTTTCAGCTCG